CAAGCTAAAAAAGGTGCAGAGCTATTCGTTGGTACTGCAGGTGCAAAGACATTGGGTAGAGGTGGTACACTGCAGAACATTCACTGGTCAGAGTGTGCCTTTTATCCTAATACACCAATACTTAATAGTGAAGACTTAATGATAGGTGCAGAACAACAGGTAGCTGATAATGTAGGTATGATATTTAGAGAGAGTACAGGAAACATGAGCGGTGACTTCTTTAACTTAGAGTATGAGCGAGGTATAGAAAATCTAGGTAACTTTGGCTCGTTCTTCTTACCGTGGCACGAATTTGATGACTACCAAAGGCGTATGCCTAGAGGGTACGATTTGAAAGAGTGTGCAACCCTTAAAGCTATTGGTTACGATGCAGAGGTGATAATGAAACAGTACAACATCAACGAGAATCAACTATACTGGTGGATAAAGAAGCTAGAGACTGCTAATGATGTTAAAAAGACTCTTAGAGAGTACCCACTAAGTGATAAGGATGCATTCCTTGCTGGTGGTGATTTATTCTTTAGTGATGCCAGTCTACGTAGTTACTTAATAGGCGTACAAAAGCCTATAGAATTAGAATTTAGTTATGTTTAGACAATTTAGAAAAATAGAACGTGGAGAGTTCTTTGTAGTGAGTGCGGACTGCTCACAAGGTGGACTAGACTACAATGCATGTATATTCATGAGTAAAACTAATCTTGACGTACCGCTTCTATACCATGCTAGAGGTACAGCTAATAGTATGACAAGTCGAGTACATTTAATACTCGAATGGATATATGACCGCACAGGTATCAAGCCTGTAGTAGCCTATGAAACAGCAATGGGTGGTAGTAGTGAGATGGAGAGGTTACATCTACTTAATAGAATGGGTAAGTATGTAATATTCGAAATGCCTACAATAGGAAAAGTGGAGAGTGGCAACACAGGAAGAATGGGCTATATAACAAGTAGTGCAACAAGACCTATACTGCTAGGTGACTGGAAGACTGCTATTGATGGCAAGCTAGTAAGATTGTATGACGAAAGAACAGTTAAAGAACACTACGACTTTATAATAAACGATAGAACAGGTAAGCCCGAAGCTGGTAGAAACAAACATGATGACTTAGTTATGGCACACGCTATCGCTTGGCAACTATACCAACAGTGTCAACCAACAGTAACAATAGATTACTCACAAATACCAACATACAAACCAATTGATTCAAAGATAGGAATATAATGGACGAAGCTATCAAAGCTATTAGGGAACATAAACCGTACTTAATAAAGTTAGAGGAGTTAGTAAAAGATATTAACTATGGGTTAGTACAAGTTACTCTACATGTTAGAGCGGGTGAAGTAGAAAAGATAGAGACTCACAATAGTAAGGTATGGCTAAGACCCAAGAAGGGGCATTAGTTACTTCTTATTTAGTTTAAAAAGTATTTTCTCTAGTTTATACTCTATTCTATCCAAAGAGTCTGACACATCATCTTCTATTTCAATATCTTCTATTTCAATATCTTCATCTAGTGTGTAACCTTCTTCGTCTATTTCACACATACCCATGAATTCGGCCATGTCTTTCTCTAATTTATCTAGTCTGTCAAACATATCACTCTGCATCCCAATTAAAGACTCTATTAAAATTCGTGTTTTATTTATCATATTTACTTTATACCACAACAAAAAGCGTCTGTAAAGTAGTTGCTATTTGACAAGTGTTTAAACCTGTAGTATATTCTATTTAATAGGCTGATATGTGCCCACGGTTCCTAGAAATAGTTTTGAAATAATAACCGTACTCAACATATCCAACTGACCATGTCATACACAACAGCTTTGGACACGATAACAACACTTAAGTAAGTACACAAACCTTTGACCAACACGAGATTGTTGGAGGGGACAACCACACTACGGATAGATGACTAGGGAAGGAAGTTAGATGTACCCTCTCCCCCACTTGTGTTAAGGGTTATATAATGACTATAGGTTATCCAAAGTATGACAGGAGTAGATGAATACGCCTTACTTGACAAATCACAAACAATACTATAGGATAGAAGTAGTGGGGACAATACCTAACTATTAATAAACAATACATATTAGTCCCCACACATGACTTGACATATAGACCCATAGTGATATAATAAATTTATCCAATCGTAAAGGATTACGCAGGACACCTAAACGTGTCCATTTTTTTATGGCAAAAAGAAAACCTAAAGATATATTAGAAGATGAAGTAGCAGGAGAGATACTACAGCAACTGGAGTTTGCAAAACGTTACCTAGACCCTATACACCAAAGAATGAATGACCAAGAGGAGTTGTATAGAAGCTATATTAACAATGCAGACTATCCACACAATGCACAAGTATTCGACCCTAGAGTATTTCGTATTATAGAGACAGTAACACCACGTATGGTAGCAAGCGAACCAATGGGTTCATTCTATCCTGCTGAGGGCGGAGACACAGAAACCACAGAGATTTTAAATACAATGATGAAGTATGACTGGGCTAAGAACGCTATGTTCGAGAAGCTAGTTAGATACGTTAAATCCATGCTTATATTCGGTACAGCGTTTGGTAGAGTCTATTGGGATTACCAAGAAGATGAAGTTACACAGATGCAACCACAGTATGTAAATGGTAAATACGTGTGGAGTCCAGAGAATACCAAAAAAGTAAAGAGAGTTTTAAAAGATAACCCAAACTTTGAGCCACTAAACATATATGATTGTTTCCCAGACCCTAACTCATCTAGCATTGACGACATGAGATGGTTTATATTTAGAAGATTTAGAACATTAGACGAGCTAAAAGCAGAGAATGAAGCCAGAGGTATGGAATACTACAAGAATCTAGACAAACTAGAAGCTATTGTAGACGAAGAAAAGGATGCAAACAACACATCTAGTGGACAACCAGTAGACGAGGGATATAGAGAGCATAGAAGAATCATGTTATCTACCGAAGAACTACATGGACAAGACCCAATGAATCCAGAATTTGTAATACTTAGAAGATATGAAAAGGATAGATGGGTAGATATTGTTGCAGACCACGGAATAGTCATTAGAGATTGTGATAACCCATACTTTAATCATGAGTTACCAATCATTTATTGTGTAGATTACACATACCCAGGTGAATTATATGGTATTGGAGAGATAGAACCAGTGGAGAGAATACAAAGAGCTATCAATGCAGTACTAAACCAAAGACTAGACAACGTACAATTAGTGCTTAGGAATATGTGGAAGGTTAAAAAGAATGGTGGGGTAGACCTACATACGCTTTTCTCATCCCCAGGTAACGTGATTACGACTGACGACATGAATGCGGTACAACCTTTGAGCGTCCCAGACGTTACGGGTGCTACTTTTGTACAGACAATGAACTATTTAACAGCCTCTATGCAAAATGGTTCGGGTATAACTGACTACACTATCGGTATAGACAACGCTTCTAGTGTTGCTAACAAGACCGCTACGGGTACAAGACTTATCCAACAGGAAGCAAACGCACAATTCAAGCTTAAAATACAGATGTTTAATCACATGGTTATTAAAAAGATAGCTGATTATTGGAAAGATTTACGCATACAGTTTACTACAGAGGAACAAAAGATAAGGATAGTAGGTAAAGACCAGATTAACGACATTATGTCCAACACTAATTTAGGTAAAGTAGATGTAAACGGTCAAGATATTATGCCAGGAGACTTAGGTACAGACGCTAAGTTCAAGATTCAAGAGGATGCAGACTTTGCTTTCCTATCAATCTTACCAGAGGATATTCAGCCAGCAATAGTGGGTGATTATGACTTCATGCCTGCGGTATCTAGTGAACAAATAACAGACCAGATGGCGCTAACAGAGAACTTCTTTGTAGCTTTAGACACAGTTAAGGACCCAGCATGGGCGCAGGGATTAGCACAGCAAGGAAAGATACTAGATTACTCCTCATTAACAGAGAAAGTCTTTGAAAAGCTTAACTTAGGTATAGATTCAAAGGAAGTACTACAGGATGTGCAAGAATTACAGCAAGCACAGAGTACCAATGGGATGACGATGGGTGCAGAGGGGACTATGGGTCAACAAAACCCCTTGCAGAACCCAGCTCCAGAGGGTAACATGCAGGTATGAGACCAGACGATAGTGCACAAGACAGAGAAAGATACAGAATGGAAGCTCTAGATAGGGCAGAGAAGCTGGAACACCTAACTTCTTTACCAGAATGGCAGATAGTTCATACTTATATGGAGAATGCTATAAGAAACTTCGCTAATGTATCAATAAAAGAGGGCTTTGCTGACATGGAGGCGTTCAATTTAGCTCGTGGAGAAGTACTTGGTTTTAATAAGTTACTTGCATCTATTGGAAGCGACTTGGAAACGTTAAACAATGAGCGAAGTAAGCCAACTTCCAAATAGTAACGATGAGTTTTGGGATGGCGAGAAACACAAACAGGTTTCTAAGCCAGTTAAGATATGCAAGACACATACAGAAGAGAACTGGAAGACCCACAAAGGGTATACATATGACAACGGAGTGATTAAATGCACTAGATGTAGCTGGGGTACGAGGTTACCAGGATACTATAGGGTACTAGATGGGGAGGTCGTCGATTTGAGAGAGCTTGACTTAAGGTCTGCTATAAGGTAAAATACCTTCTAATAGCCCTTAATACTATAGGCTATAGTTCATGATACTATAAACATGTGTACTTGGGCGGTTCTTAGCACCGTACAAAACTATGCTTTAAGGAGGTGAGATTAATGCAAGAAGATAATCTCAAGGAACTAGCTGCAATGTTCGGAGACGGACATGAAATCACCGATAATAACGGTGAAGTAGCAGAAGACACTGCTTTTGAGGAATCAGAACCTCAAGAAGAAAACGAAATAGAAGACGCTGCAAAGGCAGAGAAGCCTGCGGAATCAGAGGAAGAAGCTCCCCAAGCCGATGACTCGGAGGACGAAACAGAACTCGCAGAAGGGGACGATGGTAAAAAATATGTACCAGAGAAACGTTTTAAGAAAATCTACGCTAAGGCGAAAGAGTCGGAAAGACGAATCGAGGAACTAGAGGAGCAATTAAGCACTCAGCCACCGTCAGAACCTAAGAAACAGGTTGTAGCACAAGATTTAGAGACTGAATTATTATTCATGAAAATGGATATGTTCGACCCTAATTCCAAGAACTACAGCAGAGAGCTGGATATACTAGCTGCAAACATCTACAAAGCCTCAGATGGCACAGTAACTAAAATACAAGCGGGTAGAAAAGCACTAGATTTAGCGAAAGGTTTAACCGTGAAGGAAAACTCTATTAAAGAGTCTGCTAAAAGTAAAAAAGTAGCGGACTCGGAAGGCAGTATCGCAAGACGTTCGCCTCGTGTAAGCACGAAAGTGAATCCGAAGAATCTTTCTTTGGAGGAAATGGAGTCTTATATGAAGGATAACAACATGTGGTAACAGTCTAAACTTAGATATTAACTAGGCAAGACATCACTCGAAAGGGTGGTGTCTATTTTATTATTTGGTTTTAGCCAGATAGAAAGGTTGTGATTATATTATGGCAATAGCAAGTTCAGTAAACTTAAGTACTAATACTTCGGAATCTATTAAGAATCGTTATTATGACACATTATTCTTAAAGATTGCAGAGAAGAAATTAGTACACAAACAATTAGGACAGTTAAACAGAAAAGTTGCTAAAGGACAAGGTGGTTTCGGTTCAGGTTCAATCTATTGGACAAGATGGACAAACTTACCAGTCGTTTCAGCAGGTCAAGGAGAGGGAGTACCTACTACAGCTATTCAAATGACAGCAGTCAACGTAACAGGAACTACAGGTCAATACGACGCAGCAGTTTCAATTTCCGATATATTAGCATACGCTTCTTTCGGAGACGTTATGAAGTCAGCAGTCGAAAGATTAGCTTACAATGCAGGACTCTCAATTGATACAATTGTAAGAAATGAGATTAAATCCTCAGGAACAGCTCAACAGGCTTCCGCAGCGGCAGCAGTTACAGCAATTCCAGCAGCAGCATACTTGAATATTGGTGAAATTAGAAAAACTGCAAGAACATTAAACAGAAATGACGCTCAAACTTTGAGTGATGGTTCTTGGGCAGCAGTAGTTCACCCAGACGCATTGTATGACTTACAAGGTGATAGCACTACAGGTGGATGGATAGACGCAAATAAGTACACAGAGGGAAACGCTTCTAAATTAATGAGCGGAGAAGTCGGTAAACTTATGGGTGTTAGATTCCTAGAAACCTCTAACGGGGCTACGCAAGGTACAGCATTGACAGCTTCTGCAACCATTTACACCACATCCGTTTTCGGAAGTGATGCATTCGGTGTAACAGAACTACAAAACCTAAAGACTTACATTCACGGTTTCGGTTCGGGCGGAGTAGCAGACCCAACCAACAAAGTGAGTACGGCAGGTTGGAAAACCACATTCGGTGCGGCAACATTAAATGATGATTTCTTCATCAATTTGAACCACACAGTTTCAACGACAGCCTAAAAGCTTTAGTTGAGTGGTAGTTAAATCAGGGAACCCTTTACGGGTTCCCTTTTTGTTGCTATACTATGAGCCATGCCCAAAGATACTTATAAACCTACTTGGGGTGGGTGCGAGGATATGATTAAAACAGGCAATCCAGAAGACGCTGGCAAGGCCGCTGATACTTTCGTGTATGAGAGAACGAAAGAAATGGTAATGAATCCTAAGGCTAAGAAATGGGAGGAATCCCGTAAGAAGACTCTAGCAAAGGATAAACCAGAGGTGGTGAAGAAGAGAATTAAGGCAGAGAAGATAGAACAGGATGAGTTACTTAGAGGGGCCAAAGATGGTGGTGCTATAAACTATAGCTTAACCCCATCGAGAGGTTATGTTTTAGTAGACATTTTAAATAAACCAGAGACCACAACTACAGGTCTTATTATATCCAACGAAGAAGAAAGCAAACAGAATATAGCAGAGGTCCTTGTAATGGGTGAAACCATGAAAGACCAACTATCGCCTATCGCACAGGTAGGGGACACAGTATTGCTTAAAAAGCATGCTGGTATGGATATTGTAGTAAAAAGTAAACCGCTAAAACTGTGTGTGTTTAGTGATATTTTAGCAATTTTGGAGGAATAAATGATTTCAGTAATATTAACAACTCATGATGGAAGAAAAGACGTATGTAAAGAAGCTATAGATAGTGTACTTGACCAGACCTATAGTAATTTGGAATTGATAGTGGTAGATGACGCTTCTAGTGATGGTACCGAGGAAATGGTTAAATCAATAGATGATGATAGGATAACCTATAGTAAAAGAGAAGAGAACTTTGGTAATGATACTAAGCCTAAGAACGAGGGAATACTTTTATCCAAAGGTGACTTCATTTCATTCTTAGATTCAGATAACACATACAGACCAGACCACTTAGCTATTCTTATAAAGAACTTAGAACAAGACCCAGAGCTTGATGGTGTGTACGGAGATAGATTTGTTACAGTCAATGGTGAGAAAAAGGGCTTGGGTGTACATGGGGAGTGGGACAGGGTAGAGATATTCAACAAAAATTATATAGATACATCAGATGTTCTCTTTAGAAGAGAGTGTATTTTCGATATGGGTGGTTTCGATGAGGAGTATAAGAAGTTTATTGACTGGAACCTATGGCTTAGAATGGCCAAGGCAGGGAAACAGCTTAAGAGAGTGCCGATGGTTATTACAAACTACAATCTACTTAAGGATTCCAAGTCATTTAGAGAAGAAGATACAGTTAACAACAGACCAGCATGGAACCCACTTAGCTGTACTGTGAGATTAGATTACTTGGGTAAACAACCAGAGCCAAAGATTGCAGTATTTTCACTCACATACGATAGATTAGGCATGACTAAAGCATGCTTCCAGAGCCTCCACAAGACCGCAGGAGCGATTTTCGACCACATAGTGGTAGATAATGGGTCTAAAGATGGTACCCCAGAGTATTTGAAAGAGTTAGAGGTAACCTATAGTAATTTAAAGGTTATATATAACGAGGATAATAAGGGTATCTCGATAGCTTCTAATCAAGCAATGGATGAGATAGTAGGTAAATACGACCTAGTAGTTAAAGTAGACAATGATTGCTTGTTTAAGACAGAGGGTTGGCTAGCTAAAATGGTTGAAGTTTGGAAGAGTTACCCAAAGATTGCTCTCTCTTGCTATATAGAGGGACTTAAAGACAACCCTGGTGGTGCTCCAAGAATGGATTACTTAACAATTAAGGATGAATTAATAGGTATTACACAACATTTGGGCGGTATTTGTAGATTCGTAGACACAGAAGCTTACAGAGAGTTTAGATTAAATGAGGAAGACCACTTACATGGTGTACAGGACATGGAGGTATCACAATACTTAATGAGAAACGGATACATATTAGGTTATCTAGAGAACTTTTATGCAGAACATTGTTATGGAACAGAAGGTCAACACGAGAGGTTTCCAAAATATTTTGAGAGAAGAAAAGTTGAGAAGACTACGAGGTACAACAAGTGAAACCTACTGGAAATATAAATGTTAACACACCTTATTACTGGGGAAATGTCTATGAAGATGCTGAAAAGAGGTCTTATTACGAGGTGCAATCTAACATAGCTGAATACGACATAGTGTTAGAAGACGGTACTCCTGTCAGACCTTCTAGTAGAATGAGATATATGTGTAACGAGGTGGTAGGGGATAAGGTAATGGACTTGGGTTCTGGAGTAGGAACTCTAACACGAATGATTAAAGACGCTTACCCAGACAAAGAGGTGTGGGGAGTAGATATAGCTAAGAGTGCAGTAGACTACACCTCAAAGCGTGATGATGACATTAGCTACAAGAGATGCAGTGTAGAGGAAGTACCCTATAGTATATCTACAGTCTTTGACACAGTGTTGTCAGGAGAGGTTTTAGAGCATTTAGACGACCCTAACGAGTTATTCAAGACAGCCTATAGTATTTTAAATAAAGGGGGTAGATTTGTAGTCAGCTGTCCTAACTGGGACGCAGTAGTGTCTCCAGAACACGTGTGGTACTTCAAAGAAGCTGATGTAGAGAAGATGTTTCTAGACAACGGTTTTGATAAGCCAAGATTTATTAAGTTACCTAAAAAAGAAGACTTAATAATAATCATGGGTGTAGGAGAAAAGCTATGATAAGAATCTGTGAGTTTTGTGGAGAAGAGGTAAGTATTACGCCTAGTAGAGGCGGGGCAGAAATGATATTCTGTAACATGGATTGTAAACACAACTATTACAGGGAGAATAAAAAGACAAGGAGAGAGATATGGGAGAAGTACAATAATAAGCCCTCAACCAAGATTAAGAAGAGGTTGTGGCACGAGTATAAATTTTTTGGTGGAAAAACCTCGTTAGTTTCAGACGATGTTTGTTGTGAAAGCTGTGGTAGAAACGCAGATGAAGTACAACTTGTAATCCACCATGTAAACGGCAATCACAATGATAACTCAGAAGGGAATCATCAGATTCTCTGCAGGTCTTGTCATGCCTACCACCATGGAATTATTAGAGGTGGTTTAAATAAAGGAGGTCGGTTTCAGGGTGCAGAATAATAAAATAATTTCGCTCGATTTTTGATGATTTTAGATTTGATAACAATAGATTAGACCTGCTTCTTACTTTAAAGGAGCATTACCCAAATCTAAAGGTATCGTTATTCACAATACCTATGAGTTTGGATACTTCCACCATGCGTATAGATTACATGGTAAAGAAGTCAATAAAGATAGTACAAGAGAACAGTGATTGGATACAGATAGTACCTCACGGAGTTATGCACTTTCCCAGAGAGTTTGAAATGGCAGATAAAACAGCGACATTACTGTCTATAAAGGGTATTGACAAGATATTTCATGACAATGACGTACAATACGAAAAGGGGTTTAAAGCTCCTTACTGGTTATGGAACGAAAATGTAGTGAGTGTGTTAGATAATAGAGGTTGGTGGGGTGCTGTAGATAGAAATCAACCAGAGATGCTAAAGACAAAGAGATTCTTTAAGTATAACTATTCAATATCAGATGTGTTTTGGGAGTCGGATAAGGATTTGCTCAAGCTACATGGACATATGGATGGTACTAGTGATAACGATATAGTAGAGAGTTTTATGAATCTAATGAAGATGCCTCAAGCAGAGTTTGTATTTGTTAGCGAGTTACTGGAGGATAGATGAGTATAATATTTAATGAAGAAGCAAGAGGAAAGATACAGGCTGGTGTAAACAAACTAGCAGATGCTGTATCCAGCACATTAGGTCCTAAGGGCAGGAATGTAGCTATTAAGAATGAATTTGGAATAATCAATGTAGTTCACGATGGTGTAACAGTAGCTAAGAATGTTGTATTAGAAGACAAATACGAGAACATGGGAGTAGATATTATTAGAGAAGCTTCTATAAAGACTAACGATGTGGCAGGAGATGGTACTACCACCTCTGCTGTAATAGCCAGAGCATTGGTAAATGAGGGTATACGAAATGTAGCTTCTGGTACTAATCCAATGACTATTAGAACAGGTATAGAAGAAGGAGTAAAACTAGTGGTAGAGGATTTAAGGAAGCAGGCAGTTAAGATAACAACTAAAGAAGACTCGGAGAATGTAGCTACTATATCGGCCCAAAATGAGACGATAGGCATGCTAGTAGCAGACGCTTTTGAGGTTGTAGGTAAGGATGGCGTAGTGGATATAGAGAAGACATCGGAGTTCTTAATGAGTATGGATGTTAAAGAGGGACTAGAGGTAGAAAGAGGGTACGCTTCACACTACTTTTCAAACACAGAATCAAACGAATACAGGGTAAATGCCCCAGCGATACTCTTCATTAATGGAAGGGTAGACACGATTAATTCCATAATACCGATACTAGAAGAAACCATGCAGTTCGGCAGGTCTCTACTGATAATGGTTGAGGATATGGGACAGGGAGTACTTGCTAACATTGTAGTTAACAAGATGCAAGGAAAGCTAGATATATGCGTAGTTAAGACACCTTTCTATGGTAGACGAAGAAAAGACTTCCTAGAGGACATTACGATGCTCACAGGAGCCAATCTAATAGACTTAGAGGCAGGGTATAAGCTAGAAGACATCTCGTACACGGACTTAGGTACATGCGGCTCGCTAATAAGTACTGCTGATTCTACTAGATTCATTGGTTTCAAAGCAGACAAAGAGGATATAGAGGATAAGATTGCCTTCTTAAAAGAGGATATGGGTACTGCCGATGAGTTTGAAAGGACAATATTAGAGGAAAGAATCTCTAACTTATCGGGTGTAGTTGTAACTATAAAAGTAGGTGCTTATTCAGAGACAGAAGCAAAGGAACTGGAGTTGCGAGTAGAAGACTCGGTAAACGCCACTAGAGAGGCTTTAAATGGTGGTGTAGTAGCAGGGGGCGGTATGGCTCTGCTAGACGCTAGAGAGGTTTTGAAAGGTAATCAGGATAACTTAGGTATGAAAGTGTTATACGAAGCATTGAGAAAACCAGCTTCCAAAATACTTGAGAATGCAGGTTTAGACGCAGGCGAAGTGCTGGCTCTTAGAGGAAAGAAAGGCTTTGATGTGGTTTCCAATAAGTATGTAGACATGATTAAGACAGGGATAATAGACCCAGTGAATGTTACTATCAGTGCCTTACAGAATGCGTCCAGTGTAGCTATCATGCTACTTACAACAGAGTGTTTATTAAATAATCAGGAGGATAAGAAGTGAATATATTAATGATGGGTAACAGTTCTGGCTCTGCTATGTGGAGATTAGAGCATCCAGCCAAGTATTTAGACGAGTTAGATGGATTTTCTGTCAAAGTAATCAACCGACTGCCAGAACAATGGGAACTTGATTGGGGCAACGTTTACGTCACTCAGGGACAGGTAGAAATGCACATGCTCGCAGAGATAATGCGTCAGCAAGCGGAAAACGGGAAGAAATGGGTTGTTGAGACTGATGATTATATCTCTCTTAATGATGAAAACCCTATGAAAAGGGAGCACGAGAAGGTAAATGCAGAAGAAATACTAGCAGTTAGCATGGAAGAGTGCGATATGGTAACTACTACTACTGAATACCTAGCTAAGAAACTAAAGAAGTTTAATGAGAATGTAGTTGTACTTCCTAACATGATGGATATGGACTATTGGGACTTACCGTTACAGGAAAACGATACTGGTAAGGTTAGAATAGGCTGGGGTGGCTCTATTACTCACTTAAAAGACATTGAACTGGTAGCAAAAGCTATGGCGGAGGTGTTAGAGGAGAGGGACAACGTAGAATTTATAATGGTTGGGGACCCAAGACTTGAGGATTACTTCCCAGATAGCTCTGGAGTTAGTGCTTTAATGGGCTGTCCTTATAATAATTGGTCACAGAAGCTACATAGTATGAGATACGATATAGGAATAGCACCTTTAGTGGATAACGAGTTCAATAGATGCAAGTCTAATATTAAACCATTGGAATACGGTATATGTGGTGTGCCCTCTATAGCAAGTCCTACAGAGCCTTACTTAAGGTTTAACGGATTAGTAGGTATGGCCGAAACTAAGGAAGACTGGAAGAAGCAGTTACTTAACTGGATTGATAACCCTCACGAAAGAAAAGAAGAGGGACAAAAGATGCGAAACTATGTCAAAGAATTCTATGATGTAAAGAAACACATATCACTATGGGTTGACGCATTTAGCAGTTTGATGTAGAATATATTTACCGAACAAAGAAACTTTTGCAGGTAGCCAGCTATGACTACCTGTATTTTATTATGGCAGAAACAACATTTAGAACATCTAATACGCCCGAAATAGGGCAAGAGGCATCAAGGGCGGTACCTAAAGACCCTAGTAACACTGGTGCTGAGAGTGACTTCGCAGATATAGCACCTATTGAGGACATCTCACAATCAGTATTATCTAGCATTGGTATAGAAGACAGTATTGATAACATGCCAGCAGAGGATGCACAAAACATTCTGGAGACTGGTAGTTACATAATGGATATTATAGATGCTAAAGGCCTTAAGCCTACAGAGAGTAATGTAACCAAGACAATAGACTCAATAATGGATGATATGGGGCTTTCAGAAGACATGGAACCAAGCATAATACTGGATAGAATAGGTGGTGTAGTTAAGAGTTGGAAGAAGCTTTCTTTCATAAACGACCCTTCTGAAAAGAGAAGAATATTTATGAAGCTGGGTAAGCTAGGTTCTGGTAAAGAGATGAATGAAATGGTTTTTAATTTAATGGAGAAGAAGTCAGTATGGCAATAAATACACGCAGTGAGCCTAATTTAAATACAATAAGCGATTTACAAAATAGAAGTTTTGATGGTGAGTTTGATGTAGCAGTAGT